CCAGCGCCCCAATCCCAGCTGCCACCAGTGTCGACCACATAGTTACCACTGCCATTAACGTAGCAATAATCATGATAGTAAGTGTTGTATTGGTCGTTGTTAGAGGAAGCAGGAGCCTCAACACTTGGATGATCTTTATCAAATCCAAGACCGGTAATATTTGAATTCCCAGAAGTCATTGATTGTAATGAATAATTGAGCATGTAATAGGGGCTTGTGAACACGTCTGACGCATACTTGGTTGCGTCATCACACGAGTATAGAGACAAGTTACTAATGTTTAAGCCGTCTGTCCACATTGCCAAGTTGCCATAAAGATTCTCAATCCCACGGTAAGCCATTGGTGTGGAACCGCTGGTTACAAATCCAGATGACCCTTTCACATTGTCAGTAGTTCCGGTGTTTATTAAGGAGCTACCACTGTCGTTACCTTCCATAATTGACTGAGAATCAAGAGTAGCGAATTCAATCGTGAACAGAACTTGCAAGGCGTCTAGTGTATGCACGTCCCACAAGTGATAGCCCTTCTTACCATCTGTGTTATTAGCAACCGCTGAACTTCTTAGCTGAACAATGGTTTGGTTAGTCGTTGGCTCAACTCCAGTTTTTGACTGTAATTTGCCTGAAATAACCGATCCTTCATATCGGGAAACGTCAACATAGTCTAGCTCTTTTTTATCGTCAAAATCATAGAAACAGTTTGGGAGATACCAGTCATCGCCTTGCTTAACCAATGAAACTTGCCAAGTGCTTAATGGTTTATTTTTGTCTTGGGTTTTACGGATATAGAATTTCGGTACCCGGACAAACGCATTACCATACGAATCGGTGACGGTTTTATCCATCAACCCCCACGGGCCGCGAGTATCAAAGTCGTTTTGAGTGCCATTGATGCCAGCTTTTAGTCCCACCGCAGCATCGGTCCGCTGTAAGGCCCCAGATGAGGAGCCATCCCAACTAACGCCGTAAATGTTACCGTCTACGGTTGGCAATGGGTCACTGACCGTAAAGTAGTCGCTTGACCCGACTGCATTTTCAGCATTAACGCGGAACAAGTAATCGCTTCCGGCTTCAATGCCATCAGTAACCGTCCCAGTAAGGCTATCAGGATTTAATGCGACTTTCGTCCAGTCCGTGCCACCTTGCTTTTGATACTCCAGGCTGTATCCGGTGATTTCAGAGCCACCATCACTTTCTGGTGCCGTGACCGTGTAGTCAAAGCCTTTTTTTGCCAGCGTTGTACTCAACTGTCAGTGACGGGATTCCCGGTACTGTGCCGGTCCACACGGTAATCACATCAGTAAAGTCACTGGAACCCACCGCGTTTTGGGCCGCCGCTTTAAAGTCATACGTCTTCGTAATGTCAACGCCAGTGAGCTGGCCGGTTAAGGCATCCGGTTTAACAATGACCGTTGTCCAGTCATCCACGCTATGATCTTTCCACAGCAAATTGTACTGTATGATGTCACTGAGACCGTCCTTCTCAGGTGCAGTCAGTGTATAGTCAAAGGCTTTGCTAGTTGCGTTGTACGTAACTGCCAGCTTTGGAATTCCGGGCGTCTTCGCTGTTGGAATCAATTTCCATATGGTTGTGGTACCGTTATAAGTGAAGTTCCACATCGCCCCGTCTGGACCGATCCCGTAGCCGGTAACTAAGCCGTCAAAATCGCAGAAATATTCTCCAATAAGTGAATAACCAGTTGGATTATTTTTAGCGTTAATGTCAACTAAGAGCTTGCCGGTATCTTTGGTGCCGATAATCGCTTTAAGTTTGGCGTCCGTGTCATCAGCGGCCGCAATCACCAGCTTAGCCGTGCCATCGGCCGCCGTCAGGATTGGCGTTTGGTACTTGCTCATGTCCGGCTTGGGTATCGTGGATATCTTACCGTCGACATAGGCAGTCGTAACGTAGTCCTTTAAGGCTGCTGTCAAATCTGCGTGGGACACTACTCCAGCAGGATCAACCTTCAAAGTAACGTTGGCAGAGGTCCCCACGATAGCAAAGAGGTCGATTGAGTACGTAGAACTGTTTGAAGTCTTGTGCATATAAACCGGGTCTTGTAGCGCACATTCGGCGTATAAGACTTCGTCGCCATCAGCTGGTTTGGCATATAAGCCAATCGTCAAGAGCTGATAGTCTGTATCGATATCAGATTTGTTGAAAACAACCGGAATTTTAACAGAACTTTGATCGCCATCAATCGCATCAACCTCAGTCACGGTAACGGTTTGCTGCTTGTTATCTAAGTCAGTCAATTGAGCCGCTTGAGCGGCAGTATCACCAAAGTGATTTGTGGAGCTAGACACCGCTTTGGTAAAGTCGATTTGAATCTTGCCAGCTAGTGCTTGTGTTGCAAGTGATTGGCCTTGTGCGGTAAATTGAAAATTAAGTGAAGCAGTTTGTGTAGGCATTATGCTCCCCCTTTCATATTTGCTTCATCATGCTCAGTTGTCAGCGCAGTACCGCTGACCGTCGCATGATTATAGGTGTTTACGGACTCATCAAAGAATCCATTCATGTAAAATTGATCGTGCTCATCGGTTTGCGCAAAGCCAGTTAGATAAATATGGCCAGTCGCTGTTTTGATAAACTCAACATTGGCAATTCGAATCCCGGCAGCAACCGATTCCTGCAAGCGATCGAACAGTAGCTGTTCTTTGCGGGTATCATTGATATAGTCACCGGGAATGTTAGTTATTTCGATGGCATCAGGTTCCTTAGAATCGGTGTCATACATCGGATTAACGTTAATTTCTGTATATTTGGCATCTAATGATTCGGCCACCAATTTAATCAAACTGTTGTAGGTACCATCGGTAATTCGTTGAAGACGCTTGGTTTTGATCATGAAGCGGTAAAAAGCATCGTCAGCACCATTTCGATAGACGTTGTGGTCTTCACCGTAGTAGTCCAAAGCTTTGCCTTGAGCGTTATCGATGTCACGCCAGGAGTTGATGGTACTTAGTAGCTGTTCAACATCAACCATGGAATCCGCAAAGAAACTCAATAACTTGGCGTTATTCGAATCCTCGGCATATGCTAAAGAAACTGGCAGTTCATTAAGCAACGTATCGAGGTCATAAGGCGGTTGATAATCACTCACTGACGGTCACCTCCACATCACTATCCTCAGCAATTGCTGCGGTTTCGAATTGATCCAGTTGAATATCATCCGTACCCATCTTGGCTTTATCGCGGCCCATGGTAACGGACACGTATTCGACACCAGCAACGTTGTAGATTGCTTGATAGAGCTTGGTAAAGACAATCTGATCACCCATGATGAGTGAGCTTAGATAGTCCTTGATGGCCGCTAAGATATTGGCTGGGCCATCAGCCGGATTAAACTCGTCGCTAGTCTTAATCGTTATCGTGACATAGATCGGTACGACCGTTGCCGCATCAAAAAGACATCATGCGTATGTTCGCTGATGTCTTTTGCTGTTACTTTGATTTTGCCAACGGTCTGAATACCGGCGGCGATGTTGTCCAAGATTGCCTGACCTAAATCTTGCTGAGCCCCACCTTGAATGTAGAAATGTAATGACTTGGGTGGATTCCCATATGAGTCCGTGTCCATCGTCAGGTTTGGCACAATCTGGACTTGTTGGACTCCCGGCTGGGCGTACAAGGCAGTGTACAAACCCATCAATGTTGGCCCCGGTTGAGCTTCCATCGATAAGTGGATTCGTTGCCGATAAGTATCATCGGTCTCTAAATCGGTACCACCGCCAGCTGGATCCGGATTGGTGACACTGGTCACTTGGTCGGACTGTTCAATTTGGACGGTGATCGTGTTCGCCGCCACGTTGCCACTGGGACCAGTTTCGACTGCTTGCGCTTCACCAGATCCGTTTCCTTTATCATCAAGGGTTACATCATCTAAAAGCTGAAACTCAATGTCGTCCGCGGTGCCAAATAGTGATCCATCTTGGTCACTAGCAATCGTATAGCCTGGCGTTCCGGTGAACTGTAAAGTGACTGTGGCTGCCGTGGCTGGTGAGCGAGCAACGCTGTAATTATTCCCTAGTTGGTCAAGTGACGTTCCAGAAGCCTGATCAATGTAGTTGCTCAAGTAAGTGTCTTGAACGTCCTGATACATAGTGACTTGCAGCCAACAAATGGTGCGGATCCACATTCCTAGTACGGAATTGGCGTCAGTCTGCACATCATCACCAAATAGTTGTTTCGCTTTGGTGGTCATCTGATCCAACAATTGCGGGTAGCTGGGGACGCTAAAACCAGTATTATCTAATGGCACTATCCCTCACCTCCTTGAGCTTGGACATTAACAGTCGGTTGGATATTGGTTCCATTGACTGTTTGCAAATCCAGTTGAATCTGGATATTTCGGTTTTCGTCTGGATCGCCAATCTCAACCTTGTTCACTTGGACGATATCGCTCACTTGAGTTGCAATTGCATCTTCAATATCGGTTTCCAGATAGTCTTTTTTTGACGTTTTTCCCATAGATATTCTCGTCATCCAAACCAACTTCGGTATCCGGATCAAATTCGCTAAGCCGTGTTCGCAGGGTTGTGCAAACGCGCTGGTAAATCTCATCGTCGTCAGTTAGCTGTTGGACGTCACCGTTTTCAAAAATCACATCAAGATCACTGTTTAAACTAAGATCTTTACTCATTCCAACACCCCCACAACCACGGCATCGTTGATATCGTGCATTCGGTCAGAAGATTTTTGGAATGAGCCACCGGTAAAGTTGTCTAAATCACGATTGTTAAAGACGATAAAGACCGTGGCCCCTGGCTTGATTGTTGGTCGTGGAGAGATTGTTTTCATAGCATCTTGACCTTTGCTGATAATTTCCGCTCGTAGTTCATCCACCGCATAGCACGGATACAAGACTGGACATTCGTTGATGATGCGGGCTTCATCGCGGCCACCAACATCATCAACCAGCGGTTGTACGTCAGCCGTGTGAGACCCTTTGTTATAGCGGACAATCTTCGCGAACTCCCCAACGTTTGTTTCATACTTTGTCTTGTTTTGAACTTTCGACATAAGTTCATGAAAAGTATCTTCAATTGTTTGGCTCATACATACACCTCCATCGTGGTAGTAAAAGAACTGTCATCACACGCATGGACACCGGACTTAACCCGAAAAGTTCCACTCAAAAACCGGTCCTGCACAGTAACCACAGAACCGGTTGAAATTTGATATCTTAAAAGGGAAACAACTTCCCATGTTGCGTGCTTAGCTTCAGCATTTTCCTGATCAGTCGTTGGATAGGCGGTTAGCCCAGTCCCACCATGCGAGCCTTTCAGCTTCGTGGTGATCAAGATGTGCTCTTTGTGGCCCATTGCTTTGGACAGGTCATCGATATACACACCGCCACGACGCATAAAGACCTGACTACCACACTGTTTGGCAATCTTTTGGATACAAGATAAGGGCTTACCAGAAACGGTATAGCCCTTTTTATAGACATGATTCTTTTTGAGATAAACCTTAGTCAGCTTAATGCCGGCATCACTCGCTACTCGACGGATAATTGTTTCAGCTGATGATCCCTTAGCAAACGACATGGCCGAATGTTTCTTGATCTTAGGTAGTTTTGCTGCTGCTTTCTTGCCTAAAACTTTGACTTCATGTGCGCGCTCTTTATCTAATTTGTCATTGGCTTCTTGGACCGAGCTCTTAGCCGTTTGATACTCGTCTCCTTCACGATAAGTAAAGGAAAACGTATTATTGGTACCATCGGACGTCATCGGTGATGTGTGACGAATTGCTCCACTAGACAGCAAGCCAACTCCGTCCTGGGCGTAGCCGGCATAAACTTCCACCTTGCAGCCTGGTTCAAACAGTTTGCGATGCTTAGCCGCTAAGTTCATCAGTGTGACTGAACAGGTTGCCGCGTCGCTGAATCACTAAAAGGAATATTGAACGAGATCCCCATTGATTTAGTTTCGGTCTGCGCGTACTCAAATGTTACTTTGCCAGACTTAGCATAGAGAATGACTCGAACTCGGCGGCCATAAAGATATTTAGTCATCATAACCACCTTCCACATCACCATCAATAGGTAATTGACCATTCTCAATGTCTTCAGGATCAACGGTATCTTCATAAAGGAAGACAGTTTCCATAAACTCGTCGATCCCGCAGTAAGTGGCCTGACCACTTTCGTCCATCGGGATTAAGTTGGTATCTGGCAAGCGTTCATCATAGATATTGTTAAACAGCGCTTGATTGAGCACTAATTTCTCACCAGTCACAATTGCATTATTATCGGCATCGGCAATCGAACAGGTAAAGAAGTTGCCTCATCGTTGTAGTCAAAAGACAGCTCATAGGTGTCGCCGTCTAAGTCGTACTCAAAAGTTTCGGGCAAATCGTCAACGTCAACGGGTACATAATTTCTAACGGACATCTAATCACTTCTTTCGCAGTTGTTTATTAATCTTCTTAATAATGCTGGAGTTATCACCAGCCAGATGCTTATAGCTATATCCAGTCGATCCTTTAGACTTGGCTTGATAAACCCCTGAGCTTACTTGGATCCGCTTGCCAACCTTCATGCTTTCTTGGCCGAACCATTCCACTTTTCCAATTGTTTGACAGAAACACCCTGTTTCTTAGCAACTGAGGCATAGGTCATGCCTTTCTTGACCTTGATCTTCTTAGCACCGACATAATGGCCTTTAGCGCCCTTTTTGCCTTTCGAATTAGTTGATGATTTGACTTTGGCTTTGTAAGCAAATTGGAAAGTCATTGAGATTTGTACCATATCAGAATATGGGTGCCCCAACGTCTTAGTTAATCCGGTCATAAACAGATGCTTGTAGTAGATGTGTTGCATCTTCATATCAGCCGTGTCTGTATAGTCAGATTTGTAAACCAATTCTGTACCAGCGAACTGCCACTTGAGCAAGTCACGGTATTGCTGTTGAGTTGACTTCTTTGGCAAGCCGGAATTAGAAACCCCAGTCTCACTCGCGGTCGCCTTACTCCATAGTTTCTTGCCAGCTGATTGACCATATAAAAATCCAGTTACCGTGATCGTCTTACCAGAACGGCGGACGTGATCGACAACTGGATCATCTTGATCAATTGGATAAGTGGTCGCATCGGACTCGTTATCCTCATCTTCAGTTTGAGCAAATAAAAAGACCGTTAATCCGGTCATTGAATTGGTTGCATGAATATTGGCATGTGGCGCCATGAACCTCTCGGCGTTTTGCTGACGTTGCTTGGCTATTCGTGAAAGAGCTTGTTTATGGCGCTTTTGCTTAAGCTTATTCAGCTTGGTAGTTGCACTATTTAGCTTTTCCTGAGCTTTTTTTACGTTTAGCGGCAGCGTTTTTATAGGATGCGGTTGCTCGGAGTTTCTTTTGACTAGCCTGCGCGACGTCGTGCTGTTTCTGCCAAGAAGCTAGATTAGCCTGCTCCTGCTTGGTTAGCTTGCGGGGCTTCTTACGTTTAACCCATTTCTTAGTCGTTTTCTTGTTTTTATCCTTACCACCAGCTTTATCAACTTTCCAGTAGTAATCCTGGCTCTTTTTAAGAGTTGAGATATCGGCTGAGGTATCTTTGATGGTGGCAGTGTAATTTTTGTCTTTGGACAACGCTTGCGCTTGCGATTTGGAGTATTTATTCCGTTGAGCTTTAGCTTTGGCCAGCGCGTCCTTTTCCTTTTTCCATTGTTTGGTATAAACAGTCATCTGCTCACCTCCTAATATTCAGCGTTATCTAGTTCGTTATCAAACAGACTGCGTAAGATATCGCGAACTTGCTTGCCAACTGCTTTACCAGCTTTACGGCCGCCGGCTTCGGTATCGGCTTTAACGTTGACTTTCAGATTAATAGTGACCGGTGACCGCTTAGCAGTGGCCACTCCAGCCATATTCTTAGTTTGCTTGTTGGAGTAAACCTTGACTGGCTGGTCAAAACGGGCTAATTCCGGCCCATTCTCACCAACGAGAACGGATTGGCCGACGGCTGGTCGGCCACCTTTGGCATAGCCTAAAGCAGCCGCTACTTTTTTTCGCACCGTTGACATGTTGGGCGGTATAACCACCGCGCTCCCAACCAGTTGAGAACCGTGATGCTAATGAAGCAACCGATCCATGTCCGCGCAAAATACTTCGTAACAGCGAACTATCAGATCCGTCACCTTCCAGTGCGTATTCCAATTGAGCGGCAGCTGAATGCCAGTTTTTACCATGACGATGGGCAAAGTTGATTAAGCTGGTCTTCCGACCGCCTAACCACTGTCCAAGCCCACTGGCACCACCGCCAGGATTGATGGCTGCTGGATTCAAACCGGATTCAAACTCCCAGTTACCTAAAACCGCCGCAATCCCGGCATCAGTAGCAGATGGATACAACTGCTTGATCGCCTTGGCTAAAGTCCGAGCACGACTAGCTAAACCACCTGATAAGCCAAACCCACTCAGATCACCAAAACTATCTTGTAAGTTTTTGCCAACCCACTTGATTTGACTAGCAAATTGCTTAGAAACGAGCTTGTCTAAGCCTGACTTCTTATCTGACTTGTTGCTCTTAGGCGTGCCATTATCATGACCGTGCATTTTCGTAACATCGTACCAACCATGGGTATTAGAACCGCCGTGATCCCATAGGGAACCATGAGCAACCCCAATATGAACGTGGGAACCACTCCCAGCACCATTTAGAGCACCTAGAGTTGCAATCCGCTGACCAGTCTTGACAATATCGCCTTTGGAAACTTTGATATTGTTCATGCCACCAAATTCTTGGTAGATTTCCTGCCAGCCATCGTCAGAAGCCACCGTGATGACGTCACCTAAAGCAGATTTACCCCAAACCGGATTACCGACACGGGTAACTTTCCCACCATGGACAGCGAGGATTGATGAGCCCATCGGCCCAGAAAAATCAACACCATCATGGCTACCAAAGGAACGAGATGCACCAAAGCCGTTAGTCTCAGCCAATCCTGGTGTATGGCGCCAATTGCCACCGGCGCCAGAGCCGCCACTACTCATGGCATTTGATAATGCGCCCCAAGCAGCACCACTCCACTTGTCACCAAGTGAGTTTGCAGCCCTTTTGGCTAAGCTATCTGAAGCTTCTGCATAGCTGCACCACTTGGATCAATCTTGCTGAGAAAGTCTTTTGAAAACTCTTTAGCTGGATGGGCATCATTAGCTTTAATTAGTTTCTTTAAAGCGCTATGACCAGTTCCTTTAGCAAAGTGCGGTAATAATCCAGCGTTTTGAGCATCAGCAACATCATGACCATTAACCACCTCATCGCCCTTTCGAAGCGGGGTAATTACGTCGTGACCCTGTGGCATCAGCATGTGATTACCACGAATGACAAGCTCCTGATGTGGGCCAGTCTTGGAATCATTGACCACTGCTACTTGGTCATGGTCAAGTGGTCCAGTTCCAGTAGCATACTTCGCCAGTTTTAAAGTAGATTTGTTACCGCCAAACTGGCTGAAGACACCATTTAACGAGCTAAACCCTTTGTTCAATTGACCAATTGCATTGGACATTGCGCCATGAGCGTAGTTATCCATATGCCCCATGGCAGAACCAAAATCACTCGCGGTATCTTGAGCTTTACCAACGACTTGTTTATGCATTTGTGCCATTTGGTCATTGGCACCCTTTTGCATATCATCAAAGTCGCCAACGGTATTTCGTTGAAGCTCTTGAGTAAGTTTCTTAGTGTCGCCACGAATATCACGGAATTTACTATTTGATTGCCGATTTAACTGGTTAACTTGAACCATTGAATGCTTTTGGAGATCATCATAGTTCCCGACGGTATCCTTTTGCATCTTCTGGGTTTCTTTGGAAGTATCACCGTGAATTTCTTGCCATTTCTTGCCAGCATCTTTGCCAAACTTATTGAGTTTAGACTTGGATTGCTTGGTTGCCATGTCATAGCCACCAACGACATCATTACCAATGCGGCGCATAGACTTTCGCGTCTCATTTTCAGTTCCTGACAAGTCAACACCGCCGATATTGGCGCTGACACGAGTCTTAGCCTTCTTTGGCTTGGTAGTTCCTTTAGCATAGCCTTGAAGCGTAATGCCGCGGCCTAAGCCACCATTGAGTAACTTACGGGTATCTTTAGCGTTGATAACATGCCAACCAGCCTGAAGATGTTCAACCGATGGCCCGTTGGTACCCAGTAGCCGATACTGACCGGTGCGGGCGTTGTAAGCCATCTCAACACCATTTTCACCAACAACTGCCGCCCCAGTATGACTGATAGGACCGCCTGTGGCATGACCGCTAAAGACATTCCCTGGCAATTTCGGCTTCGACGGCTTTGTTGCACCCGGTGCACGAGATCCTTTATCTAGGTTCCTTAAAACTGTATTCTGACGCTGCAATCCCGATGATGTAGATTGTGTTAAATCGCTTGATTTAAACTGCTTTGAGACCGACTGCAATCCAGCCTTGACGTTAGAAGTGATGAGAGCAGGAATGCTGCTACCAATGTACTTGGCGGCAGTACTAAATGCATTGGCCGCTTCACCAGCTTCTTTTTTGGCTGCTGCAACCACTCTAAGACGTTGCTTTTCAGCCCAAGAAACCGTATCCGTGTATTGTGAGTGAGCTTTACTGATTGTGCTGGAGCGTTGCTTTTCAGCGTTATTGATAATCGAAGCTCGTTGGCTGGCACTGATACCCTTAACTTTCTTAGCAGCCGAAACTTCTTTGTTATAGCGTGCATTGGCATAACTGACGGTTGAACTGTATGTCTTACGTGCATCTTTGACTGTTTCGTCATAAGCCCGGCGGCTCGACGTAATTACGTGAGCGTATTGCTGAGTGGTTAGATGAGTCGTTTGCCGATTCATGCTCCGCAACAAAGCCTTTTGTTTTTGTGTTCCTTGATCAGTTAGGCTGAGTATTTGTCGATTAACTCGTGAGATGGCAGCAACTCGTTTTGATCCGCCATCCTTATCGGTTCGAACTAATTGATCGATATTCTTACGAAGGTTAGCTAATCGGTCTTGAATACCAGATTTCTCTTTGTTATAGGAACTCTGAGCCTGATTAGCGCTTAGTAAGCCCTCTTTTTGCAGGTAATTGTAATTTTTCTTATCGGTGCTTAATCGTTTGTTAGCATAACTAGCAGCAGCGCTATACAAAGAGTCGTACGTCTGCTTGACCTTTTTTGATGCTTTACCAGTCGAGTTAGCCCATTCAGCATTAGCGTTTTGTTCAAGCTTAGTGACCCGTTTAATATAACCTTGAGTTGCACCATCGACATTAGCCATGGCCATTGAACTATCGGCACGGCTTGCTGAAGTTGCTTGATAAGCAGAATGTCTTGCTGATTCTCTGCCATTTTGTGAGGTCAGATGTCGTGGATCAAAACTCCAACCAACGTTCGGAATAAAGGTTGAACCTTTATCAACACCGTGTTTGGGATTATCAGACCATTTTTGGTTTTGCTTAACGACTTTTTCGGAAGCGTCCCCAATATACTTGGAGATTGAACCACCAATTTGAGCACCGATTCCAGCACCGGCTGGACCGCCGAGATACATACCGATTCCAGCACCTAAGAGCTGACCTCCACCTTGTAAAGCGGAGTGCATCCCAGAATCACTATTAATGCCTTTCGACATGACGTTGACAGCGTTTTGACCGAATTGAATACCTTGACTAGCAAGTTCAAAATACCCATAACCCTTGGCCATGGATTTACCTACATTCAAAGCGGAACCCAGTCGAGAAGTTGGCACCGCACTTGCTGCCGAGCCGCGTTGATGCCAGTGCCTTTGACTGGAGCACCTTTACCACTAAAGCCTAGATTAAATAGGTTGGAACCCAGGTTGGTAGCCTTCAAGACACCAACCGCGCTGACAAGCTTACCAGCACCCAGTAACAGTGGCCCAGCAGCCGCTGTCGCCAGCGTTAAATATGACACCAGTGACTTAATCGGCTTTGGTAAATCGCTGAATTTAGCACCAATATCCGCTGCTTTTTCCAAAATAGATTGTGCAGCAGGCAAGAGTGTCTTAGACATCTCAACCCCAATTGCCGTAGCAGTTTCTTTGAAGCGTCGCCATTGGTTTTGAGCCGTCTGCATGTTCTTACCGGAGAGTTGGGCGATATAGCCGCCACCCTTCATATTTTGAGCACGATCAACCTGATTATTTAATGACTTGAGTTGGCTGACATTCTTGCCCAAAATAGTGGCCGTCGTCATCCCAGTTTGGCCGAACAACGCACCATAGACAGACGTTCGAGCTGTACCATTCAAGCCCTTCTTGTCCATCGTGCTATTTAATTTCTGGAAAATATCTTGCAGGCTTAGTAGGTTGCCCTTGGCATCTTTGAAGTCGTCGGCTGTTAGTCCCAACTGCTTCATGGCCGTGACATACTTACCTTTAACCGGGGGATTAGTTAACCGACTTAAAACCTGCCGTAATCCAGTTCCGGCAACGCTGGCTTCTTGGCCATTGTTACTTAAGATACCTAACGCTGAAGCGGTTTCAGAAAGTGACTGATTAGCGCCATGAGCAATCGAGCCAACGTATTGCAAGCCGTTACCCATGCCTTTGAAGTCAGTCGCCGTCAAATCGGCAGCGTAGGCCATCTGGTTTACGGCTTCCTTGGTATTCTTCGTCATAGTAGCCGTGTTATTTGAACGGAGGCCAAAGGCTTCAATAGCCGCCGTGGCATTGTGAACAACATCGGAATATTCATCGCCAGAAGCGATTGAACCCTGTAAGAAGGTCTTTTGAGCGGCTAGAGCTTGATTTGATGTGTAACCACGTCTAATCAGTTCTTCATATCCAGATGAGATTTGCTTTTGGGCAACGCCATACTTCTCTGAATATTTAGTACCATCGTTTTGCATTCGGTTAACATTGCGTTGAGCTTCAGCCATCCGCTCACCACCGTAGTGAGCCAAGTTGGTAATGGTCTTGTACTGGTTCTGAAGTTCCATTGCCTTTTTGGACGAATAAGCAAAGCCGGCGCCGATTCCAAGGGAAACTACCGAAGCCGCACGGCCAACACTTTGCATTGAATTGCCTAACCGTTGCATATGCTGAGCAGATTCTTTGACTCGTTGCACATGCTGGCTGTAGCTTGTCCCAACTTTTTTACTCAGCTGATCAGAGCGGTTTAACTCGGTATTGCCCTTTTGGAGCTGTTGGTTAACTTTTTCTTGAGCATTATTTTGTTGATCAACTTCATGAGTAACTTTGCTCTCATTGTTAGCGGTTTGACCCGCTTTACGCGCTTTTTCCTCTTGCTGACGAATTGATTTGTCAGTAAGTGCTTCAGCCCGATGCAATTCGCTGGTATCAACCTTCCAAGCCAGTTCGATATATGATTTTCGTGAATCAGCCATCAATTAACCTCCCTTCTATGAATCATCAGGATCAATACCCAGCATTGGTGCAATCACATCGGCAATTCGGTTGGCATTGGCAATCGCCTGCTCATCTTCGAGTTGGATAATCGCCTCATTCATGACATTGAGCTGCCGTGAATCCATTCGTCTGACTTGTTCCATTGAGGCCATGCCAAAAAAGACGGGCCGCAAATAACCCAACTCGTCTTTAACCGCATCTTTTAGTTGTGAATGATCTTTGAAAGGATTAGCGAAACATCCGGCTCAAAAAGTCCTTTGCAGCATCTAAAACCTCTTTAAATTCTGAATCATAAACTAATTGGCCCATGAAGCGATCGGCTTGATTCATCACAACCGAGTAGCCGTCATGGTGATCCCAATAAGCGAAGTTGACATCGTTAGTGATGACATCTTTCATCAAGCCTTTGTAGTATTCACTAAAAACGATTTGACCCGTAATGGCGGTTGAATTTTCGACTAAATTCTCAAATTTCTCAAAACCTGGGAACTTGAAATCATAAGTAACTTTTTTTGCCATCAAAGTCTTCAACTTGGATTGAGTCTGATTTAACTGATTCAGGAACGAGCTTATCGAAGTATGCCCAATCGTAATCGCCTTCCAAAATGTGTTGGAAAATGGCTTCATCATATAAAGGATCGGAACGAGTGCCGTTTGGCAGAGTGGCCACATCAATAACATTCTTTTGCACGAAGAAAGTTCCTGGATAACTAAAGATGTACTTGTGACCAGACTTAGACGTGAATGTCTCTTGCTTAGATACCTTATTCATTTCCTTTGGTGCCTTTTTGGTAGTTGTTTTTTTTAGCAGTAGTTTCAGTCATGTGAAAATCTCCTTAAATTTATTTGGTAATGACTCGCAAAGGAGTCGAACCCTTGCCAGCCCCGAATTTTGTGCAAAATAAAAGACCGCAAAGCGGCCATTGCATAAATTCTATTTAGTTGTGACTAGGAAGCATGGTTACCATCATACTTGTAGTCGAAAATCTGGATCGTCCAAGCACGGGTTGGTACAGCCTTACCGAAGGCGGCATCAGGTGCTTTTTGAATCATGCAATGGTCGCCACCACTTACTTCTTGGCCGTAAGCCAGATGGAAGCTGAATACTTCATCCTGGTTATAAAGGTCACTGAGTAAGTTGTTGGTTTCGGAACCTTGTTGCACGGTAATTGTGACGGTACCTAAAGAATCATAGGTAACTGAGCCAGCTGGGCTGGCCTGAGCGTCAGTCATTGCATCGACCTTGTTGTTAGTCTTAGATGTCTGTGCCATATCACCATCTTGGAAGTTACGTAAGATGTGTGTAGATCCATCAGTTAGTAACCGGGTGATGGTAATCGATACGTTTTTTTGCTTTATATAGGGACATCTTCCGGCCTTCACCCAATGGAATGGAGTCGGTACCGGTAAAGTTATCAACAGAACTTGCAGCACTTGCCATAAGCTATTCGCCTCCTTATTAGACTGCTTCAGCAACATCACCATTAACGTGAACTTCGTTAACAGCGCTAGATGGCGTGTAATCAAACTTGACGCCTTTCAAATTACGATTTACCCAATCGGTAATTCGAATCTCGTTAAGCTGAGGAACATGGGTGTGGTACATTGGCTTGCCGGTATCCAAGCTGGTGGCAATAATCTGCTGGCTGTAGGCGGTTGACATTGAACCATCAAGTGAAGCATCGATCATGCCCAAACCTTTGGCATCAAATGGCACCTTGCCGGCAGTATTGAGAGTATTTTGCAGGTTGGTTTCGACATTGGACTTAACGAAATCCATGCCGTGAACTGTATCGACGTACATACCGGCAACATTCTTGTCGTCAGTTTGGTTGTTGTTATTACCCTTGTGGACGTACAAGATGAACCCTTTCTTTTCTAGGGCAATGATTTGTGAAGCCGTCAAAGCTTCTGGAGTCACGTCAATAAGGTCACTAACAAACTTCCAAGAAACTTGACCGATCAAATCTTGGTTAGCACCTTGGGCAGCTAAGGCGGCCGCATAATCTTCGCTGCTATCTGTGTGATAGAAGCAGAAGGTCCGTGAATAGCCGTTGAACTTAGCTGCATCATCAGCGTTGTCCGCATCAAATTGCTGGAAGAAGATGTGGAAGCCTTTGCCGTCATAACCGCCATGTTCGATAATGTCAGCTAAAGCCAAAGCATCAGCCTGGTTATAGTCAGCGAGCATTGCAAACTCCCAGTTGTTGTAGAAGTAGTCAGCAGCTGCTTTACCTGTACCAGATGCCGGGATAGCATTTGGATCCCCACCATCGTCGGCAGAAACTGGGTCAGCGGTAATCACTGCACCGTCATCAGTTGGAGTCGCCTTCAAGTTGGTTGGTGCTGGGGCGCTGGTTGGCACTGGAGCAGGTGAATCACCGGCAAAAGTGACCACGGCAACCAATTCTGGATAGTCAGCTTGGTCAAAAATGGTCTGCGCCTTACGGTAAACTGACGTAGTTGCGTCATAATCAGCTTCCAAGGCGTCAAGGGTTTGATATTCCTTGTAATTCTCGGAATCGCCCTTAACAAAAATGGCCGGATTTTTAAGTCCGACCGTGGTTTGTGGATGTGTAATGTCTAAAGTGACATACACATCGGTAATCTTTGGAATTAAAGCCAATTTAATCCCTCCTTATTTATTTTTAGTTTTGGGAAATTGTGAGCCGTTAAGCTCAATGTCCCCAAGCGTCGTAACGTCGTCTTGAAAGGCATCTTGACAGCGAAAGTTCACTTGGAAACCGGACTTGTGCTCAACTTGGATGGAGATTTGGTTGTCTGTGTTCTCAACACTGTCAACGTCAATCACGTAGAAGTTATCCTGAACGCCAAGCATGTACATCGCTTGAGAGCGCATGAGCTTACTCAGCTGATTGGCCCCCATGTCCGCTTCATACATACTTTGGGAGTGGCAATCGAAGTGCATTGCCATTTCAAAAACTTCAAAGTCCAAATTGTCAGTAATTGGCAGTGGAATGTGTGAGTCAATAAATTCAAACGTAAAAAACGGATACGCTTGCTGTGAGCCCGGATTATCGGACGCGTAACAATCAATACCCGTTTTTTGTTTGATTAAATTGATTACATCTGTCATGAACGCTTTCTTATCAAAGGGTTTGTCCATTTGTTACCACCGCCTTTAGTCCATAGATTGTGATACTTGAGTAACCCGTGTAATCACTAGCTTCAGCAACTTTGTACTCTCGACCAGTCCGGACGTCCTTAACAATCGTATTAATCGGCACATTGGCTTGCTCCGAATACCAATACAAATCGTAGAGGCTCACTTGACCGCCAGACTGTTGCGAGTTTGTCATTGCTGGATTGGTATTGGTGCCGGGTGGGATTAGCGGTTCGTTGACTTGCTTAACCGTTTCTATGTCGCTATTAGGCACATATTCGCCGGCCTCGTAATGTCCATCATCGTTGCCACTCTTCATTTTGATTTCGAGAGGAATCCCGAATTCCTGGATCATGTCCGAAAAGTCAAACATCACTTATCCCCCTTTCTTGTGTATCGACCAGTCCTACTAGCTAGTAGCCTTGTTGAGTGTCAAGTCAACCGTCGAATTATCAGACATGGTAAGGGTGGCACCGGTAACAGCGCCATTCTTATCTTCGTTGATTGTGCCAGACTTGACGCCTAAGCCATCTTTACCAGCGGGGCCAACCGCACCAGCAGGACCGGCAACACCAGTGTCACCTTTGTCTCCCTTCAAGCCTTTAAGGGAAACCAGCAAATCTTGTTTTCCTGCGTCAGCTTGATACAAATCTCCGTTAACGTCTAACGTCAAAGCACCGTCAGGTTGAGTGGTGGTTGCACCAGTTTCAACGTCGGTACTAGAAAAAGTTACTTGCGAACCATTCAGCTTGTCAGCCGTAATGGTATCGCCATCTTTCCATGCAATTGCCATCTATAATTTCCTCCTTTTTTTAGATCGTAGCTTGACCAACAACCGCTTTACCAACCGTACTTGACCCGGTATTACCGCCAGGAACAGTCCAACCAGGAACATCGACCCGTTTGGATTCTGTTTCAATCCCGGCGTCATCGGTGTGAGTGGCTTGGTAGGTTCCTGCCGTTACCACCGTTCCGGGTGCTAAGCCAGTTACCGCGGTTTTGATGTCAGTCCCAACAAAAGAAGGCTTATCGGCACTGCTTGGTAAATATTTAAGACATAAGCCATTGATTAAGCTCCTTTCTATGATTTGGCGGCATTAACACTCCAACCTGGCACTGGTTGTGGAGCAGATTCAGTTCTGCCATCCTCTGTATGAGTGGCAACATAGTCACCATCAGCGACCTTCGCGCCAGCAGACAACCCAACGACTTTAGCGCCGTTAGAGTCATCGCCAGTAGCAACAACTGCCTTCAGATTGTCTTTTTTATAGACATTTAATCTATCAGCCATCAATTAACACCTCCTTTCACATCGTTTTTGGAACGATTCGGTATGTGATTGAGTCACGTAAGGCGCCGGTGTCAATCAATGGGTCGTTAAAGCCCTTATTCGCAATTGTTAAGGGAGCATTGGCTGGATTTGCAAATTTGATAATTTCAGTCTTCATTTGTTCAGTAGCCAAATTGCCAAGGTAATGGAGTGCATGCATAGCCGTCATGTCACCAGCCAATATTTTCATGGTTTCTTGCTGGGCATACGACAGCCAGCGCCGCTCGTTATGCATCTTGGTCTTCTCCATAAACCGTCGATGCGGAATGTGAACTTCTTTAAGCCTCACAAATCCCCGTTTACCATCTTTACCAAGCGTGGGCACCATTAGATAAGGAACATTCTTGGCTCGAATCGTGGCGCCGTCATTATTGACAATGGCAATCATCTGGAGATGTTTGTCGTGAAGCACGCCAATATGAATTTCTGAAGAGTTCAGGATATCGAATTGCTCGATGGCTTTAGGAAACTTGTCGTATTCCGTAATCAAAAGAACAACACCTCGTTATTGCCAAGTCCTAGCTGTGTCAGCAATCGATTAAATAGATCTAAAAATGGATCGTCTTTATCGGTCACTGAATCAGTTGAGAACGATCGGCTGAGTGGTCCCATTGTTTCAGTGGTCACCCCACTGGAACGCGTATTAAGCAATTGCGTGCCAATGTGTGCCGCATAAAGCAGCGTGGCGTATTCAATTTGTGCCGGTGGAAAGCCATATCCTGCCACAATCGGCGTAGCTAAATCAATCCAGATTCCCAACACCTCGTCAGATTCATTGACGAAACGTGGCGACAAGGCTTTCAGCTTCGTATATTGATCTGTGTCTGGCTGGTTATCCATATCAATCGCCTGCCTTTACGTGCGCCAATAATTGCGCTTTAGTGTCGGATGTTTTGTAAGCTAAATTGTGCTGATCTAAATAGTTCTGAATATCGGCATTTGTCCAACTTTCATCCGGTGCGCTACCCTCATCGGATAGCGATGTTATTTTTTTGCTGGATCGGCCGAAACGTTTGCTCCATCAGCCGTTGGAGTCACTTGCAGGTTCGTTGGTTCAGGCGCTTGAACAGCAGCAGTATCAAGAATGTAGATACCGTCAATCTGTGGGAATGAAGGCATAACTTCTTGAGAAATATTAATCTTCTTGTTAACCGGGTCAGCTGAAACCATGGTTGAAATGGCAATGCCACCATCAACAATTGAGACATCTGCAGCCTGACTGCCAAGCAAGTCAGTTTCTTCAGGCGTGGTTGACATAATCGTTTCACCAAGTTGGCCATCTGGCAGGAAAATAACCCGACCGTCTGGAATCCACTTCTTCGTGGTACCGTCAATGTCCACATAACGTTTGTCATAGACCTGGACGTTTAAGCCATAGTTGGCAACCAAGAAGTTCAACAATTCCGACTGGGGAATAGTGACATTCGCCAATTTACCGTTGTCATAAAGCATTGAGCTTTTAACGTTGGGATCCTGTAAAAGAGTGCGGAATGTTGAGAGATTCATAACCGCTCGCGTAATGGTTTGGTCAGAATCAGCGCCAACAACCTGGCGTGCTTGATCAATATCGTCAAATGGTGTGGCACCGTCAGCACCCCATGCTTTTTTGGCAACCACCTTGTGAGTCGCTTTCATGTCGTAGTCAATATCATTGATGACTTGGCCATTGCCAAAGAAGTTAACCTTACCGGTTTGAACAATTTGATTACGCAGGATTTCTTGAGTTAAATGTGCACCCGTCAGTAGTTGAGCGGCATCGTTAAAGATATGGTTGTTGATAATATCTTTTTCTTCGGCTGTCCCATTGGCTCCCAAACGTACTAATTGCTGTCTCAAAGCTTCATCAACATACTTGCCTTCCTTGAAGTAACGAGTATGTTCAGTGAGCTTTTGGAAGCCTTGACGCTCACGCATAACAGCTTGAGCACCAAATGCGGATGGCTTCAATGGTTTAGGAGCGTTTGACGTCCCTTTGTAAAAGCTAAAATCTGAGGCTAATTGCTTACGAATGGGCATCAATGTTTCCCAAAGATATGGTTCATTGTTTTGAGAAAGGGTTGTCCAGTAACTGCCAATGTTAGTGGCATTGACATCATCAAATAATGTACTCATATTGTTTTATTCCTCCTTTATTTATTCCGTTTGAAGAACACGACTTTGCCAGCTAAGGCTTTTTTTAACGTCGTCAGAAATGGTGACGCCTTGTGGTAAACGGTTTGCATTGATATATCCGTTAACAATCAAAGTGCCATCATTTTGGCCAGCAGTAACGTCTACTGGGAACTCCAAGACGCCTTGAGCTGTGGCGTCATTAACGACCGTCAAAACAGCTTGCTCATTATCTAAGGTGGAATCTGCGCCACCAACCGGTGTACCGGCAGGAATAATCTTTTTACCTGTTGCATCTGCGGTCACCCCTGTATCACCAATTACGGCTCCTAAAGCGACTTTGTTAGCAATAAAGCCCAACACTTGGGTTGGGCCATCGAAATTCTGTACTAATGTCATGGATCAAACCTCCTTATTTTTTTGCTTGATTGTTGAAATATGGATTTTTAACGGGTTTAGCCGTCTTCTTAGCAAGTTGAGCACCATAGTTGTTCTTCTTCCCACTCAAACTTTCGCCTGATGCTTTGGGAGCGTTACCACTGAGATAATCCTTTTTTTACCTGTTCAGAAATCCGGTCTTTGAGTCCTTTGAGCCAATCAAGATTAGCTTTGGTGGAATCGGCTTCAGTCGTGACGATATGTGATAAATCATCATCAGTCAGACTGACACCCGCCTCATCAGCCATCTTTTTGGCTGTTTTGGTCATCTCGTTCTTAGATCTGTAAGCTTCCAACTCTTCGTTCTTTTTCTTGGCCTGTTCAAGCTCGTACTGAGTTTTTTGATCGGTGTCCATCTTGGCCATCTTCTCGGCTTCGTCTTGCTTGGCCTTCCATTTGGCATACTTCTCATTGATGATTTGGTTGACCTCCTCATCAGAGTGGTAGCCATCAGGAACTTTCGGTTTATCACCGGGATTACCGTCAGTGTCGCTATCCTTGTGCGAGTCATTATTATCACCAGCATTCGGTGTCTGAGTTTGGCTTGCAGCTGGTGGAGTAGATGTACCTCCGGTTGCGCCACCACCAGCATTCGGTGTCTGAGTTTGGCTTGCAGCTGGTGGAGTAGATGTACCTCCGGTTGCGCCACCACCGCCATTACCAGTGTCTTCAGCGAAGAATTGCAAGTTCATCGGTAAATCAAAATATTTCATAGTAAAAACTCCTTCCCATAGCTTTTTAAGTGGATCAATGCTTGCACTTTTAGTCCGTAGCTTTTAAAGACATCCACGCCTGGTCATTTTTGGGTACAAAAAAAGACACCCTTGCGGATGTCATTTGATTAAAGTTTTAAAATATTGCCAATATTTGCAAAGTCGAAAACCATTCAGCTTACAAATTTGCAATTATCAGCTATTTTGTGAATCAATATGCTAAGCTCTTCTGTTCGTCTAAGTAAGGTACCAACTCACACCGACAATTCGGATGAAATGGTGGCTGCGGTGCGTCGTCAATCTTATATGGATTAGCGTCGACAATACCTTGGCAGTATTGACAGATACCCGGTTCACCAACAACTTCCACTTGTGTGATGCCGTGCATCTTATACGTTGCCATGTTGATACCATTGATCATTCGTGATGACTCGCTGCGGACGATGCGCATGGTTTGGTATTGGGCCTGCTTCACTCGGTCAGCCACGCTGGCATTAGGTTTAAACTGGTTGGGATTCACGTGGCCCATTAACAGATTACGTAAGTCCTGTAAGTTCATTCCATTCTGCAAGTGCTTGTAGACCAAATTCTCTACGTCATTTGTCATGGTGTCGGTATCAATCCAAATCTTCTTGCTCCATATCTGAGTTGTTTCCGGTTTGGTAATGACACTACGTGGTGTTTGATGTGGATAATAAGTGGTCGTCTTCTTCAAATCCTGAGCCTTTTGAACTAATCGATTTCTTTGGATTTCATCTAAGTTAAACGCATTCTTCATGCGCGTCATTTCTTGAGTAGCATCTTCATCGATCCGTTTGCTGGTCGCCTTGCGGTTCCTGACAGTTAATCGAATCAAGCCGAGCGCCAGGATAGCAGTGAGCATGTGGCCTCGATCAAGTCCCGCAATTGTGCCATAGACTTTCATTCTGTCAGTAGCTTCTTGCGGCCAGGAGCTGTCAACTTGCATTTCGTTGATCGCACTCTGCCACTCCTGTAAATCCCATGTCGAGACCTGCTGTTGAGTTTGTTGTATGCTCAATCCATTTTCATCGGCGTATTGTTGATAAAATGCCATGAGATGTTCCCTGATATAACTCATAGCCTCGTCATAGTATTTATCCGTTTGTCGATCGGTTTGGTTGTCCTGATTGATCAACTGAGCTATCCGGTGACGTTGCTGGTTTGCTGTTAGCATTCGTATCACCGCCATTCTTTTGCTGGTCAGTCAGGTACTGTTGAACTAAATTGCCCGTCCGCTGTTGATCAGCTTGCTGTTCGGCTCGCATCTGCTTAATTTCTTCATCAGGATCATCAATAAATGGCAACTGACTGTACAAGGTCTTCTTGCTGATCTTGCCATACAAGTAACTGACGGCTTGAGCTTCTTCTAATAGATTCTGTGGCACCGATTGTGTGAACTTGAACTCTAACTGCTGCCAGGCATCGGCGTCTGTCTTCTCAACAACACTGAATACACATTGGAAGACATCTCGCAAAGCCTTTTTGAACTTCAATGCCTTGGTGTCGGCCATGTCTTTCATCGGCTGATACTTGAGTTTCAAAGTGACACCGCTGGGATTACCAGCAAACGCCTCGTCATTCATGTTGGTAACATTGGCAATCTGATAGATATAATCTACGAGGCGATCAACCAAATGTTCTTGCGTTTCATCGGCATCTGGCTTTGCTAAGAAGTCAACGTCAACCGAACTCGCATCATCACCGATGGCGTTAATGATTCGGTTATCACGCATTTCTTTGCGAGCTTCTTTACTAACCGTCGCATTGATAATCTTCAAGTAAGCATCGGCAAAATAATCAACGTCGTTAGCTTTCTCTGACATTGCTTTATCAAGTGCGTCAAATAGCGAAAAGATGTCTTCACACATTCCCATGCGCTCATCATTTTCGGCAACTTCGATGATCGGCTCGATTGGATAGGGATTGGCGACAGCTGCTGCTTGATCAAAGTAATTCGCACTGGAACCATTCATCAGCAACGTGCGGTTAACTTTGGCATCAATCAGTGAAACGTGCATAATCCCTTGATTATCATAGACATACTGCACGCCATACTTAGGTCGATGAGCCATCGTGTCATCGTGAATAATGAAGGTATTAAGTGGGTCACAATTGATAACACATGGCTGACCATTTTCATCTTGGTAGACATAAAAATAAGCCCGGCCATAGACCGAACTGTCTTTGGAGACTTCTGAACAGATGTCTTCGAAATTATTAATGTTTTCCCAATTCGTAATTGTCTTATCCGTCGTATCATCTGGAGAGTCAATCTTGACTGGTGTGCCAATAAAGAAGCCATTAAATGACGTGACTGCTTTCTTTGGGAAGTTGATGATTAACCGATTATCTGGCTTATAAGCAGCCTTGGGCGGACGATTGAGGATATCATGTTGCCCCTCAAAATAACGCCGGTCACGAAGATATTTGGGACGAATGTGCAGGCGATGGTAGTCAATTACCGCCAATAGATCGCCACCACTAATCTCCTCATCACTTGGAAAAATAAACATACCATTATGTGTAACCTGGACTTTATCTAAGAATGTGTTATCTAATTCTCTTGCTTCAATTGGTAATGCGATTGTTACCACCTCCTTTGCTGAATCCGTTGCATCAATTCATTCTCGAGCTTATGGAAAGCTTCATAATTTAAGACGTTTCTTTTAACATACTGATTAAGTAGAAAGTCAGAAGTCGCGTTAGCCAAGGAAAGTATGTTGACTTGACCTTTTGAATTTGTCCTTATCCATATCGGCTCCATTCCGCACCTCCTATAATTTCCAGCTGGCAATCGTTGCTCTTGGACGGAACATGTACATGCAAAAGTACCGACCAGCATCCATCGAGTGATCATGCTGCTTAACTGGCTTATCTTCGCCACGCTCAGCCGCTTTATCATCCCAAATATAACTGGCAAACTCCTTGAATACATTCGGTAGATTAGGTGTGAACTTAATCTTTCCTGTATTCATGGCTGACTGCATGACACGAATGCCATCAAGCACGTCATTATTCGCCTTAACAACGTGATAACCGATTTGTCTAAGCTTGGTAATGAACGAAGCTGCGGATGGGTCAACGATAATCGTAGGTTTTAAACCATTTAGAAAGTCCACCATGTCATGAGCATACTGATCATCCGATTTCTGCCGTTCCTGACCGTTAGCACGACCGTCGTAGTAGTATTCTTTAACTAAATACCAAGTCCCCAAAGAAAAGCCCCACAAAAGGAAAACTGTGGGGTTTAACGTGCCATAATCACATGAAACGTAATATTTACTATATTGCTTAGGCGGATCATTAACCACCATCGTATTCTTATCAAAGTTATCATAGATAATGCCATTCGCTAAAACCCATAATCCCAAGATAAAGCGTTGATAAAACACGCCGGAATAACTCCGATAGTAACGATCCTTAACTGCCTTAGATAATGACGGATTGTCATCCATTATGAAATGGATGTGAAGCGCACGATGTTTCTCTAATTGATCCAGCCATTCCAATTTGAACCAGTGATACGGCCCATCTGGGTTGCAGTTAAACCATAGCTTACCGCCATCAACAGACACACGACCAGTTGCTTGATTAACAAATGATTCAGGCATTAAGGCAACTTCATCAAAGAAGAACCCGGCTGCCGTTACTCCTTGCACGAGGTCTTGACTGCTTTCATCTTTGCCACCAAACAAGTAGAAGTAATTTATCCTTGATCCATAACTTATTTCGAGTAGATTATCAGCCCGCTTATCGTGGACCTTGTAGCCACGTCCTTCCAACATTCGCTTTAAAGGTGTGATTACGTTACGTCTCAAGGAGCCAATCGTCTTACCAGCAATTCCAAACTGCTCCTGGTCATAATTCGTCATCGACCAAAGAACATAACTCATCGACATAATCAGTGTCTTGCCAGCACGAATGGAACCATCACAAATGATGGCTTCTTTGTCCTCCCGATTAAGCCACTCAGGGTGTTGCTGTTCAACTTCATCGAGGCTTAATCCAGCGTCATAAACTTTGGGGTCTAACCACCAAGCTAGAACTTGCAATTGTTTGATAGAGAATGGTGAGTATTGAAACTGTGGAACTCTCATGACTTATCATCCTCTTTTTGCATCTGCTTAGCGGCTTGTTTGATAGCTTCCAAAAAGCTGTCCTTAGATTGGTTGTCATTTGTTGGCTCAGGCAGATACTCCAGGAGTTTTTCCATGGCCTTCTGCTTGTCATAAAGTTTCAAGACCGCCCCATTCTGACCAATGTGGACTTCGCTAATTAGTGAAGTATCAACCGAATCCTTATCTTTGAAGTAAACATACGATCGTTTGTATTGCTCACCAGTATCTGGATCAACTTCATCCTTATTACCGAAGTTGAGGTAAAGACCAATGTCTGCAAAAGCCTGTTTGGCATACTGAATAATGATGTCATTGGCAGTTAGATACAAGTCCTGTATTTGCTGATTTTTAAGCTCATTAAGCAGCTTCCTAATACTAGGCTTTACAAGGTTCTTTGGCCCTTCTACATTTGCAGTCTTGTAGTCAACGTGATACGCATTAATGTATGATTGAGTGGCATTATGATTCTGTAAATAATTGAGAGCAAAGAGTTTCTGCTTATCAGTCAAGTCGGCCTGTTCAACTTTTTCAACTGCTTTTTTGCTTGCAACACTTTTGGGACGCGTTGCAACGTTTTTCTTTCGTGTTGCATGTTGCGTTGCACTTTTTATTTCAGTGTTGCGTTGCCATTTTTCACGACTTTTATGAGACCGGAGAGTGGATGGCTTGCAACCAAACTTCCCAGCAATCTCTTTAAGCGTCAAATCTGTTGTTTCGTATTCATGTCTAATTGCCTGCCAATCCATCACATATCACCACACCTCAATTCTTGAAATTTATGTACAATAAAAGGCTGCAAATGAATTGCAACCTTAGTCGGCACTCAACTATGTGCACCTTTAGAAATATTAAAGTGATAAGGCACTCTCCCAGTGTCATTCGTCATTCCGTGAGCATGATTAATGATCAGTGCCAAACAACCAACAATGTAATCAGCTTGATTTTTGTTGGCTTCCTCAATAAAGCGTTTATCTTCATCGTTCAGATGGATTTCTGTGACACCGCTGTTCACGTTTAGAATTCGTTTCTTGGGATCGTTTACCATTCCGCATTCTCCTTTGTTCTTTCAGCCACCGTTCCAGTTCGCCATCGATCCGAGCTTCTTCTTTGCAGATATAGCCGAATTTAGTATGCAGCATTCTCATTCCACTGATCGCCCCAAAACATCCTTGATTTTTTTCATACAGTGGCAAAACCGGAATTAGTATCAAATCTAAATTTTTAACCTGCTTGAGCTTTGGCTGAACCTCGATCGGTAATTGCTCCCATTTCTTAACAGCGTAGAGTTTCAATATTTCATCAAGCACATAACTAAAGTTTGGACTAATGATGTAACCATCTCTGCCGTCTGATGGCAAAGTAACCGTAGAAATATACCGGTGCATTCGATTATCTGTGAGCCAACTTTGTAACAGTCTCGCTGAGCTCTCAGCTTCCCCAACGCTGAGTGGCTGTTTAGATATATATATTGTCGCCTCAATCACGCCGTCGCCTTTGAAAGCCATTTAATCACCTCGTTTTAGTCTCATTAGCTAAAGTTAGCCTCATAGATTCAATAAGGCTTCTGATGTTTCCATACTCTTCTTGAATTGCGATATTTAGAATTGCTAATTCATCTTTTGAAAGAACATTTACTAAGGAATCAATCTTCTCACCATCAAGGGTACAATCTGCCTGGAGTGTTTCTAGATAATATTCAGGTATATCCGGGATTGTTGAACGCATATCTACATGAACCAATCCCTGTGATGAGGGAAAGTCGAAGCATATTTCTGCGAGTGGTTCATTAGTTAAACCCTTCTTTCCAGCAAGCAACGCGTACTGTTTCTTATTTTCAATCATGTTTTTACTCATTTTGATTCCTCCATTTTTAAACCAGCCAAAATTGACCTTATTAGAATCCTATGTACGAAAAAAGTCCACGTTTTCCGCCGCAGGCTTCGTTAACTCGCCGGTTATCTCACTAGACACGACACTAAAAATTTGTTGGCGAGTTATGTATGTGCTGTTGGCGAGGTTTCCAGTCCAACAATGACGCTTTTCACCGCATGGCTACTCACGCACTATTCGATGCGCATCATGAGCGCACCTGCCGACCGATCTATGTAAGTGCCACTGGCGAGGTTGGTTTTCCAGTCCAGCTTGGCGCCGCTTTCCGTAAACGACGTACTTTTGGCATCCTAGCGTATGCACCAATACGCTTATGGCCACCTAGTTGCTATGTATTTTGTTGGTTGGCTTGCTTTGTTGTTGAAAAGTATTGTAGTAATCATATTTGGGTGGTTTTATGACATTGATGTTGAAATCTTGAAAATAATCGGAGAGATTATATATGGAGTACCAACCAACAATGTTGCCAACGGGAATCGGACCCGCTTATATGCCACCAGACAGCAACTAGTAAACACTGCTATTTTTATATCTTCCACAATACCAGCGTAACCCTATATATCGTGCTTTTCCTGCGATCATTCTGCGGTGTTTCTGCGGTGATTCTGCGATTTATTTTTGCCGTCAGGCTTGAAGATATGTAAATCGTCCAAATAGTATGCATCCGCAAACTCTAAAAAAAGCTTTGTTCTTGTAAAAGTAGTACCGGTTCTCCCCATATCCCAGGTCATTCATAAGCTGGTAGTCATACGGCTTGTTGTACGAAAAGTACAACCGTTTGATAATCTTCTGAGACATATCAGTACAGTGCCCCAACGCCTGCACCGTCCGTTCCAACACCTGCTGGGCATACAAGTGTTTGACGATCGTCTCCTCAGAACTATTACCATGTTGCCCGCCCTTCGGCATGTCCGAGATAACCGGTGACTTAATATCGATGATATTCTGATGCGCATACCGCTCCATTTTAGGAATTGTATGCTCAAAGAAAGATTTCACCTGCTTAACCGTCGCCTTTTCATCGACCTCTGGAAATAGTGATTCAAATCCGTGATAATCCAATAACAGCGCTCCCTTTCCCCTTTTAATAAGCGATTGTGAATGATATAATTAATTCGAATGTAAATCATCACAATTGCGGAGCTGCCGGGGAACTGGCGGCTTTTTGTTTACCATAAAATCCCGATGGCATATGTGCGTATAATGCCACTTTCTGAATAATAAAGGCCTCATCAGTCAGGATTGCTTTAAAGCCATGCTCAAATAGCCAGTTTTGGATAAATGATGCAAACCTATCGTTGAATTTGTTTAGATCAATTTCTCGAAGCCGATCTTCGTGTCGATAAAACATATCAGTAATATTAACGGTCGCGGTATTGTCTCCCTTTTTCGCTTTCTCTAGGATCAAATTGTTAATATCGTCATAAATACCACAGTCTTTAGCGAAGTTGTCGCATTGCCGATTCAGCTTACTCGCTACATCACTGGAAATGTTTCTTGCTTCTTTTGCATTAATCATCTACTCACCTCGTTTATCAGTTGATCAAAACATAGATTGCCATTCCGATTGAGAATCCCGCCAGGCTAATCACTAGCAAAAACAACGTTGGCTGCAACTGACACTCTTTCCGAACTGCTAATACCAGCTGTAAAAGAATTACTGCTACATCAATGCTTATCATTATTGACGCTATGATCAATCGCATTTACTTCACCTCGTTCCACAAGCTAGTTAGATGTTCTATCTTGTATATCCTAATCGGACCAGTCAGTGCACAAAAACGTGGTTTTGTTGGGATTGCGTATTGTTGTGTTAGTACTGCGTTAATTCCTTCTGGAGTGTCATAGAATCGTTCAACATGTTCATCATCCGTATCAATTCTAATTCGCTGGAAATCTTTAACTGCAGAGGCAAGATATTCACTACCTTCAAATGTGTCGGACTGAAGAAACATTTCAACATCATTAAAAACAGCAACTGGCTTTAACTCTTTCTTCTTGATAAGCATTATATTGTAATCTCGCTCAGTGTTATCCAAAACACGTTTGATTGGCTCGATTTCAGCGTAAAACCTGACATTTGATTCAGTATTAATACTGTTTCTGCCAAACTTATAATAATGTCGCCATACATATATAAGATTCACTATGACCGATATAACCAAAGAAACAACAATGGTCTTTAAAACCTCCATCTAATCACCTCCTAAAATGAATCGTATGCGTGGCTCATGTCGTCGAGAAACTCACGCTTGTTCATTGACTTGTGTGACAGATAGCCAACTGCCAGAGCCGCTAAAGCATACACACCGTCTTCATCTTGATTTCCTTGCACTTTAATGCCGTCTTCCATCAGTGTGATCAACACATGTGGCGAATCGTCCATCACCTGAATGCTCAATTTACGGTCGCCTACTGGGTTCGAAACAATTCGACCGGATTCCTCTGCAGACTTTATATATTTTTCCATACGTTCTTTCAGCTCTTTGATGGCTTCCTGAATTTTTTTGATCATACTTTTCCATCTAATTACCTCACTTTAAATACTCATCGACTGTCATGTGTGTATGGTGCCGCCGGTTATATTCATCAAGGAATATTTCAATCAATTTTCGATCACGAATCTTGTCCCCAGGGTAGATAGTCATTTGTTCCGGCAGTAATGGAAACGGCATATCAAACCAAGCAACATCTTGATCCTTATCAAAAGGATATTTTCGGCGAGCTTGTCGTGCAGTGTGCCACCAATCAAAGTAATCCTCATCAGTCATCTAATCACCTCAAAATATCCACTGATAAACCAGCACAAACGCCCGGATGACAAACAGCATACATACTCCGAAAATCATGAGCCAAAATAGGCAACCGGTTATGGCTGATAAAGTATCTAGGAAGTCACGAAGCTTACTCATCGTCTAACTGCCTTCCGCACATCGGGCAATAATGGATTGTTTGCCGCTTAGTGCTGGTATAATCCAAATCAACATCGGTATAAAAGCTCTGAGCCATCAAACTATTTTGATAAATCCAAACGGTACATGTATTGTCAGGTAACGAGTCCGAAATCAGATCAACCCTGCTCATCGCTGTATTGTGGCAATACGGGCAATTCTTCTGTTCATTAGTCATTGTCTTCACTCACAATCTGGCCTTTAAAAGGTTTACTAGTTTTCTCAACTTCTGCCCTGGTCTCAAATGGGTACTGTTCGCTTGTGGATACGCAATATTCTGATAGCACAGCACTTGGTGCACTCCACCCATTACCGGCAACGGTTTTAACATCGTTACTAATCAGATATGAGCCGTTATCTAATTTGAATCCATATTTAATATCATGCCGTTCATCAATTGGCGTCCGACTGTACTTATAGACCAGTTTTTGCAATTTTAGGCGTTTATCCGTCTCGAGATTCCAGGTGTAAATATTTTCGTAATCAGTTAATGCAAGCCCGTCATCTATAATGCGCAAAATTGTTTCCTGTTCTGAATCATTTTGTACATAAATGTCCCTGCCGTCTTTAAGCAAGCTTAATCCCAACGTTTCAACGCCCTGTTTAAATTCTGAATATTTCATTTTTCATCCTTCCCATTTTTAGCCAACCGTAGTAACTTTTCATCAAGCTCTGACATAAACTTGTAGTCTTGGTCAGCGGAATTCACACGGTCATAGAAGTACAAATCAAAAGCGTCGGCGATCGATTTAAGCTCCTTACCTGACAATTCAATCTTCACTTTTTCACTCATTTTTCTGCCTCCTGATATTCTTTAATCACCACATATGCATGGTGTACCCGTTCGTCACTCCACGTTTCAAAATCCGCTCGCATTTTCATGAGCACCTCAGAGTATCCTTTGAGCACTAGCCTTACATAGCCTCTTTCAGTTTTGGGCTTGCTCATCTAATCCACCTTCTCATAAGTTTTTCGGAAGTCCGTATTAAATAACACAGTATTGTCACCGTTTGGCTCAGTAATTATCCAATCACCAACAGCCACATTCTGCATTCCGTGACCATTTGGAAATGAATATTCTTCCGTAGAATAACAATCTCCGTTTTCTAATCGCTTATGTGGTTTACTTGATCTCATGATTTTGTATTTCTTTAGTTGCTCATCAGACCCATCAAACCGTTCAGCTTCATTTGTTGCTATTTTTCGGTATCTAGTCATGTTCACCATCACTTTCTGAAAGCTTAACGTCCGCCATCTTTTCACTATCAAAGACCACCTTCGGCATCTGACTGTCTTTGTAAAAAGTTACATAAACATCAACATCCGAATGCGGATACTGCATTTTTCCAGTAGGATGATCCACATACTTCTCGGTATAATCAACATGCATACTCAGTTTCAACAATTCTGGAAAATAGGTGTACAAGCCTGCCAAGCCACTACCTACAATCCCACCAATTCCCTGCAGTAAAATCCCAAAGGTGCCGTCATAAGAAAAACTATTCAACGTGAAGCGGACGGCCTTACCTGAATCGATCGCCTGACCGATAGCGTCTAAAATCTTGCCGCACTTGGCATCCTCTTTCTTTTGCTTGGGTGTGCGATTATCCGAGAATTGAAGTGCCTCACTATCCTCAAAGCCGTGTAATTCGTGCCGTTTACCATCACTGCCCTGCATGGAAATGGTGAAATTATCTCTACTCATTTTCCAGCTCCTTACATACGTCAAGTATCACCGCATTACGTTCTTTACTACTCAAATGGTTATAAGCAATCCGCTCTTGGTTCTGTACGGATCCCCAGTTGCGCCAGATATGGACAATGGCGCTGGTTAAATCCTGGTTGCGCCCCTCGCATTCTTTGAGCAGATATCTCTTATAAACTTTTTGACCGTAATTCAATTTCTCAGTCAATCTGACATCCCCATTCTTTCCGCAATTGTCATAATTACTGGAACCGTAACCGAATTCCCAGCCTGCTTGTACAGTTGGCTATTACTCATTCCACACTGCTGTGCCTTATCAAACGCCCAATCGGGGAATCCTTGCAATCGCCAGCATTCTTTTGGAGTTAACTTGCGAATCCTAGTCGGATTTGTCATAACACCATGTCGATCTTGACCGGTTAGAGTAAACTCTGGCTCTCCGTTGGTCTTAAACCTCCGACCATTTTGGCGTTTATTAATTCGGTCAGGGGTTAACACTGGAACCGCTATTTTTGGCTGACGATTACCACCAGTCATTGTGTTAAGCGTTGGTGAAATTCCGTCAGGATCATAAACATCACGTGTTCCAAAGCCTTCGTCTTTTCTACCATCTACCACCCTTTTAATTGCAACCTGATTAGGGCCTTTATAGTCACGGGCGGTTAAGGTGGTTATAATGCCTTTTGGGTCATAGACATCATGACTTTTGTAGTTGGTTCTTGATGTATTGGCAACCACGCTTATTTTGTTTGGCTCAGTAGGGCTACTGCTTTCTTGTCGGATAGGAAATACTTTTCGGGTACTTCGTCCTCTAAGATGTCCAATAATGAAGAGCCTCTCCGTGTGTTGAGGAACGACTTCGGCAGAATCGAGAACTGACCATTCGAGGTCATACCCGATTTCATCCAATTCAATTTGAAGCTTGAGGAAGTCAAACCCTCGGTTAATACTAAGTAGGTTTTTAACGTTCTCAATGAATAAGTAGCTGGGTCGATCTTCTCCCTGGAGGTCTCTAATAAGGCTTGTAACTGTAAAAAATAGTGAACTACGTTTCCCTTTGGTGATTCCTTGCCGCTTTCCAGCGACCGAGATGTCTTGGCATGGGAAGCCGAAGCACCAGCAATCTGCTCTGGGTAATTCATCAGATTTAACTGATCGTATGTCATTAGCATTCCACACTTCTTTCTTGTCAAATATGGCTTGGTAACTCTTCCTAGCAAACTTATCCCACTCTGCCCAGCCAACACACTCATGCCCTGCTCGTTCCATTCCTAGTCGGAAGCCACCTATGCCGGAAAATAAGTCCAAAAATGTTAGTTTAGAAATCTCCATCATCTCCTAGCCAATCCAAAGTAAAATTCCAATCGTAATCACGCAGGCAACTAAGCCTAGGCGATTCATTCTATGTTTCTCTGCTCTCATTTTTGTTCCTCATGTGTTCGTAGCTCTACTTCTACTCGTGGATTCTGCTTATCCACGCTAAATTCATCGTGATAGTCACCAATCTGCTGCCAGCCGTCATTGTCGATCAAACCGGCTTCCATCATGCCGTCCTGGATAAATTTGATGGCAAACCGGATGTTATCTTTGTCCTTACGCTTGCTAGATACAAACCAGTGCACGTAAATGTCAATCTTGCCGGTAACCTTTAAGCCACGGTTCATAGCAGCTTTGGCATACATCGAGCAGACATAGGTTGCTTGTTTCTTAACTTTGGCACCGGCAAACCGATTGCGCCGCTGCTCATTAACGTATTCATTAAGCGCTGGCAACTCTTGTGGAATCGTAAAACTATTAATCACTATCAACTCCAATCAATCTTTTGTAATCGCCTTCTTAGTGGGATAATTGACTTATTCCAACTAAAGGAGGTGATATTAAATGTCAACTCAATATGCTCAATCTGTTTGTCTTAACGGACATCAGCAATCGGATAGTCTCTCTTGGGGAGCCCAGGTTGATGGCTTTTGCAAAGAATGTGGTGCCAAGTTAATTAGCACCTGTCCTTCTTGCAAAAGTCCTATACCCGGTTCAATCGACCCCAATGATTACAACAGCGGTGTGTTAGTTCTAGGCGGCAATACTGAAACGCCAGTTCCAAAATATTGCAATAATTGTGGCAAACCATATCCATGGACACAAACTGCTATTGATGCTACGAAGGAACTCATCAACATGTCAGATTTAAGCTCAGATGATAAAAAATCATTTGAGAACTCCATCCCAGATTTGCTAACCGAGACCCCAAAAACCAAATTAGCAACCACGAAATTTAAAATATATGCTTCTAAGGCAGGGGTTACGATTGCAAATGGTTTAAAAGAAATTCTGATTGATGTAGTTTCTGAATCTGTTAAGAAAGCGATTTGGGGAGTCTAGCCCCGCAATATTCGCAATAATTACCAGGATGCGTAAAATGCTTACATTTCGGGCATTTTATGTATCCTTTTCTTTTTAAAGCGGCTGTGTAAATAAAATCCGGAACCTTAATCTTGATTAGAACAGATTTCATTGTCTATCCCCTTTCATTCAGCAATCACTGCATCCCTAAGCCTGACAAGTTGCCAGCGTGGACTGTCATGTTCTTGTAGAAACTTCAGCCGCTTGTTAGCTCGCCAGCGTTGCCGGTAAAGCTTTGAATCATGTAGAATAATTTGTTGATCTTCGACAATCACGGCTTGGTATCATTCCAAGTCGTTCAAATACTCAAACTTTGGTGGCATGGCGCTTCCTCCTTTTTGGGATAAATTCCGGGTGTTCTTCGCCGATTTGCCGCAGTAGCCTGGCTTCAGCAATGGTCATGCGGTCATGGGTGATCACATACGGTCGATCTAATCTTTTAGGATTCTTCCCGGTTGATTCTGTCTTCTGGTTCATTTCGCGTGCCACATCATTACGGTGTGGCTGGCTCTCAGTCAGTGGCATCCACGTCCCGACTTCAATGGCTTTGTAGCCCATCTTTCTCGTCTTCTTTCTTTTTCTGCATTTCAATTGCGTGATCGTAGTCTAAGTAGTCCTGGGCGCTGAGTTCTGGATTCCAGATGATGTTCTTGATCAAGCCCTCGTCGTACTGGCTGAGCATGGTCATCATGCAAACAGCCGGAAAATCTCTTCGCACTCGGGTCCGTATTGCGTGCCACCATTGCGAACGACTGCCCGCATCTGATCCTGATAACGCGTTAACAGCCAATCTGGATGGGGCTGCTCCTTAGCTAATTTCTGCATCTCGTTGGCCCAGGCAATTTTAGTCATGATGACGCCTCCTCAGTACGCTTTAAAGCAGCCAGCTGTTTATCAAGCTGCGCCTGTTGTTCTGGAGTTAAGCCCTGCTGGCTTGGTGGCTTCGGTTGATCATCATTTGCCCAGTCCGGCAGTGTTTCTTTCTGGTTGACCTTTTGCCCCTTTGGCCCTGGTTGCTCAGGCTTCATGTCGTACTCGTCCATCCACCGTTTGTTTTCTAGCCAAGTGTCAGGATTAGCGGTATAGCCATCCTCTTTATGCTTAACGTGCAAGTACTTCTTGTAGCGCTCAATGCCGTCAATGATCTGGTCTTTAGTAGCTCCAGAATTGAGACCATCAACATAAGCCTCAAATGCAGATTCGAATTTCTGCTTTTTAGGGAACTTGGGCCAGACTTCGAGCGTAAATTCTTTCCGCACGCTGTCTTTAATATTGTTTTCTTTACTTTCCTTTTCTTTACTTTCCTTTCGTGTACTTTCTGCATCAGAAACTTCACTTGTATGGGAGTTATTGTCATCATTAACCTCACCTTGAGGGGGTTATTGTATACATTAACTAACAAGTTGTAGGGTTTTTGTATACAGAAACCCGATTTTCGTTTGGATGCTTTTTGGTATCTTTTCTGAATCCCTTTCGATGTTAAGATCGAATATTTCTTAAAAAGTGTTTCATCGAAGAAATCGACATGGATCGCTTTGTTCACCAATTCGTCGACAGCCGCTTCACTAATACCAACATCGTCAGCCACTAGGAAACGGACGTCATCGTCCCACTTCATGTAATACCCATGATCTCCATAAATATTACCGAGCAGGTCAAGGAGGACGGCGATTGATTGCGGTCCATTTGATCTCATAATTTTTCGAATCTTAATATCATGAATGATATCTGTATCAAGGGGAAAGTAATCCAAGCCTTCTTTGATTGGACGTGCCATTACTTCACCCCCTAATAAAACGGAATTGCATCAATATCAACAACATCGTTCAGCACTTTGTTAGCACGACAGTAGTCGCAGTGCCCACATGCACGAGGCTTCTCACGCCCCTCTTTGACCGCTTGAATATGCGGCTGATCAGCTTCAATCTTTTCCATGCTCTGATCCATCAAGTAATCAGGAATACTTAGAAGTGCTTTGTCAGGTACACGTTGCTTAGAGACGGCAATGATCAATGGTGTACAGTCAACTCCAAAGGTTTGCTTAATCAGTTCTTTGTACACCGCCATTTGCATGTCATACCCACGAGCCTCCGCGAAGGAGACCGGCGTACGTTGATCGGGCAACCAGTGCTTCTTGTGGAAGTCATCAACTGTCTTGAGGTCATAGAACATATGATGCTCTAAATCCAAACAATCAATTTTGCCGCGCCACTTAACGCCGAAGAGGGTACCAGTAACGATCACTTCTTTATCACCTTGATAAATCTGCTTGAAAGTGGGGTCATGATCTAGTGCTTTAATCATTTTGTCAGCATCCAAATACTGTTTCTTGAGACCTTTTTCTGGCTTACCATACTTGCAAATATCCTCAGCATGGTCGTCAATGAACTTCTCGTGTGCCGGTTGGCTTTCGAAATATGAATGGAGATAGTTACCGACTAACAACGGCGTTTCGTCTTGTTGAGACGCCCAGTCACCTTTTAACTCGGCCAGCGCCTCAGCTTCACATTGTTCGAACTTCCAGAACCACGATTTCGATTGGGTTTGCCAATCCTGATCAGTGGTATAGTAATTTTCCTTTGTTAATGAATCACCGCTGTTTTTAAACGGCTGAGAACCTTGTAGATACTCAAGCGAAACATTAAAGAAGTCTGCGAGCCGTTTCCAAGTGGACAGTTTAGGCTCTGTCTTGCCAAGCTCGTAATTACTCAAAGTGCCGCGCTTGATGCCAACTCGGTCTTGTAACTCAGTCAGCGTTAGATGGTGCTTCGTTCTTAGCTGCTTCAGCGGACTCGGCTGCTTTGAGGCTGTCGAAGAGGCTGGCTTGATCGGCCTTGCTGTCAGTTTTCGGCTTTTGGTTGCTGTCGTCATGTTTTGCATCCCCCTTCTGCTCGTGTTTCTTCAAGAATCCATCGACCGGATCTTCATCTTTGATGTCAATCACATCGTCCTTAGATTCTGGGTGATTATCTTTCGGCTGGTCGGACGCGGCTGGCTTTTTAGTTGTTACAAAATCAGCAATCGTTTTCTTGCCACTCTCTTCTGGCGTAACGTCCTTGCGGCGAACATCGCCGTCATACTCGTTAGACGTTGTGCGATTAATCGCATCTACCAACAAATCTGAATCATCCGATGTGTTCAGGAAGTTTTTAGCAGCTCGATTGATCACGGTTCGCTTTGCCATCTCACCAGGGAACTTCTTCTGAACCGCGCTGGTATGAGCTTGGGACCAACTGGTATCAATTTGTTTCTTAGTCATGACCGTGTAGACCTGCTCACCGTCGGATTTTTCAATGACAGCATAGACACCAACAATCGGCTTGTCTAAGTTCTCAAAAGATGGCTTAAACTTCGACACAATCAACCGGCCGGCTTTCGCGCCAATCTCGAACTCATCACCTTGGTGAACCACTTCGGCCCAGATATCTTTGACGTTATTCAAACGCTTCAAAGCCGCTTGGGTACCAAAATATGAACGTTGTAGCGTGACCTTGTTGCTGTAAGGAATGAAATAAACTTGATCCTTAGCTGGCGTTAAGCCTTGAACCACCATATCGATTAATGAATTAGCAATTGAATCCTTGGTGCCTTTTTGTAGCAGGTTGCCACTGGGTGAATTAGTCATGGCATAGAATGCTGACTTTAAAGCATTCGCCGGATTGTAATTCTTAGGTGTTGCCAATCCTTGTTGCCGTAAATCATCTAATTTTGTATTAATTTGATCAGTTAAATCTTTCTGTAAAACTGCTAAATTGTTAGCCATTACAATTCCTCCTCATAGTCTGAATGAAAATCTTCCATCGGCCATTCCCAGTATTCTTTAGTGGCATCGGCTGATACTCTTTAAGCTCACTCACGGCCTCACCATAAGTAATAGTGTGACCGGCACCGTATGTTTCATCTAGCCAGGCATTGATTGAATCTTCATCGTCCTCAATCCAGTCGCCATCATCAAAGAGCGATGGCACATGCCAGTATAGCTGTTGGTCGTCCATCACTTCGCCGTCGGTATCGTGATAGTCTCGTTTCCATTCATTAAGCTCATATTCGTAAGCGTACCGGCGGTTATCCATGTCATAGATCATGCCAACCACCTCGCTAACCGTTGCAGTACGCTTGGTTTGGGAGTACTATAAATGTATAAGTTAATTTGATTTGCTCCCAATCGAGTGCTTGAAGCGTTTAGCAATGCCAGTTGCTGATCGCTTTTTTTGTTGTCTTGAAAAGTGTCGGTCCACTCTTTCATCGTTTCTCGATCTAATCCATCCATAAAATTACCTCCTATTCCCAAAAGTGTTTTGGATTCATAATGGTTCCAGTCACTGCGCCACCTAACAGAAAGATTAAGATTTCAGTCGGGTGGGTCATCAGCCAGTAACAGCCAACTAAAAGTGCTTCATACATACTTCCCATCTCCTTTATGCAAAAATCTGTTGCCGCTTGAAATACTTGATACATTCCTCGCGGTTGTACTTAGCCTGTCTTCCTTGAGGCACTCGTGGACAATCCTTATAAAATTTATCGAAAGTTTCCGTGCTACACTTAAAAACCTCATCGCAAACTTGTTCTTTAGTCAGCGTTTCGTTTTTATATTTCTCCTGCAAAGCCTTAGTAACCTGTTCAGTTATAGGAGGAACAAGCTGCTTGATAACCGCTTCAACAAGGCTTCCTTCATCAACATGGTCAAGATTCACTGTAACTTTCATGAACAATCCCTCCTTGTGGCCGATCTAGAATCCACTGTTTAATCAAATTCACAATCGAAAGTTTCATGCTGTTCTCACTGTCCGTTTCTTCACTGAGCTGCTTCAAGTAGTTATTAACTAACTGAATATCATCAGTGGTAATCGATTCACTCGGCTTGTTAAAAATCAGATTAACTTGATCTTGCAACGCTTTCCGCTCGGATTCTTCCTTACAGGCTTCGATATAGCGTGTCTGCGGAATATCAATGCTTACTTTATCTGGCGAAAGTAACCGCAAACCGCAAAGATACTCGGCAACTTTGTATCGAAATAGGTCATCATCTAAATAATTCATCAGCTCCAGCAGGCGACTTAGCGGAATATCACGATCCCCCGTCAACCAATTAGTGATGTTCGATTTAGACATGTGCATCTCTGCTGAAATTTGTACTTGCGTATACCCCGATCTAGTTATGGCATCCTTAACTTCCCCTCGAATATCAATGCTCATTTATACCGCCTTCTATTCCATATTTTGTGTAATTCCAGTAATTCTAATTCAGCCTTTAAATCAGTACGATTATGATAGTGAAACTGATAACTCCTGGCGCATGTCGTCAATCTTTTCGGCAACTTCTTTAGTAGTAAGTTTTGTAACGGCTTGAAGGTCGCCATCATTCAAATGTTTCAGAAGTTTGCGATTTTGCTCAGTGTATCGAAATGAATTTGCAATGATGTAATCGATCATTTCTTTACGTGTCATTGGATCACCTCCCTTCAGTTCCTTGAAAACTAAATAACTAATTACCAAAGCTTTCTCTGAACTCTTCAAAAGCTTGTTTAGCTTGTGGCAGCATGTCGTCACTTAAAGCATTCATATTCTTTAGATTTAGCTTTAAGCGAATGGCAGCATAGACACCATTGATAAGCGTGGTGGCTTTGACGTTCTCATTGGCACTTGCCTTTGACCATTGCGATAGCTCACTACGAAATTGCTTAACTGCGTCAGAATCTCTGGATTTGTGTCCATAACGTTGATCAAGAAACTGAATTTGTTCTGCCGTAAATGGTTGCTGCATTACTGAACCACCTCCTCAGACAATTCATCGGTGGTAACGCCTAATGCTTTTGCCAGCTTCTTGGCAGTCTCATATGTTAGGTTCGTTCCAGATTCAATGGCGCTGATTGTGGTTTGAGGAACGCCACTTTTGTCAGCTAATGCTGACTGGCTTAAGCCCATTGCTTGACGCAACTCTCTAATTTTCAATTTATAAGTCATGTAAATGCTCCTTCCTAGTTACTAATATATTGGTAACATGACTATATAATAACTAATGTATTGGTAGCTGTCAACAATATATTAGTAATTATTTTGCTTATTTACTTTAGAATGAGGTTAACAATATATCGTTAGGAGCTCATATTATGGAAACAGACGGAAATTTAGTTGCAGCACATTTATTGGAATTACTGAATAAACAAAACTTAACAATTAATAGGATTGCCAACCTTGCTGGTCTTAGTCAGTCAACCGTGAATGCAATGTTTGAAGGTCGGAGTAAGCGACCAACGATTACAACTATCCGTGCAGTCTGTCGTGCTCTTGGCATCACCGTTCACGACTTCTTCGACTTCCCACCCTACAACGAGGTGGAAAAATGATAGTTCTTGTTTCACATTGGTTCACTAATGCTGATGTGTGGAAAACGATAGGCATGTATGCTGTTCCTGTGATCAGTGTCTTTGCTAGTTATTTAGTTGGTAGACTTCAAAATTCTTTGCAGCAAAGACAATCGGTCAGGAAAGATCGGTATAACAATTTTTATCTTCCAATAATCAAAATTCTTATGAGAGGCAAATATTGGAACGTTAAGCCGTATCAAATCCATTCCGCTGTAGCCAAGAATTTTATGCCCACTTTAGAAAAACATCTGGAACTAGCCGATACAGAAACGGCTGAGAAATATTATCTCTTCTTAAGCTCCTTGATCGATTACGAAGTTGACCTTGGTATCGAACAGGACGCAGTTGAAAGTTCTAAGATCCCAGGAAACGTTATCGACCCCTATGTCATCCCCAAAACACATAAGGAATCTTACAATCAGTCTTTTAATGCATTGGTACGGTGCATATTACAATCAGGTAGCCAACTATCAAATAAGCTGCGATATCCAGACCTAGCAGCGACCATTTTAGCCAAGTACGTTGAACGAGAGAATAAATAAAGATCCCAGTAAAACCAAATGCAAGACTTATTAATTGAATTAAAATAGGATCCATTTAAGCATCCTCTCGTAGTCGTGTGACTTGATCGGCTGTTTTACTGTTGTGGACTGAATGTAAAGCTTTTTCCAATTGCTTCAAATAATCATTTGAGAATTTATTCACCTTGGATTCTTGTGTACAAGTATTTTCGGTCATTACGCTTTCACCTCCCTGGCTTTAAGAAGCTTGTTGGCAAAATATTGCTGACCTTTGCCCGTAATCAGCGGTGTGAAGCGATTAACCGATCCATGATGTGTAGTTATCACAGATTCACGGATTGCCATGACACCAAGGTCTAAAGCATATTGCGTTGGTGCGTTATAGCGTTTGCCAGATGCAATCAGGTAACCGTGCTTTCTTAACCACTTGAAGAACCGGTTCTGGCCAATGTCGATACCATTTTGTTTTAGGATATTGGCAAACGATCCAACCAAGATATTGTCGTTCGATGAGCTAACAGCCGTTCCCAGTAAAGCTGGAACTCGAAGCTTCTTATTCTCATCAGCAAGTTGCTTACGTTCCAAGTACTCTTGCTTCCAGCGATCAGCTCGTTGGATTGGATCGTCGATCATGTAGGAATCCTTCGATTGATTGGTAATTTCCTGCTCCATATGGTTGAAAGCTTGAATATATTTGAGCTTGAAAGTCAGCGCTCCTTTTCCTGTAAATCCCATTGCCAGTAATGTGAAACCATCACGATTCATGTAATAGGCTTTTCGATCTCGTCCATATGAATCGGGAATGTTTGTCTCTGCAAACATCTCCAAATTGGGTAGATCTTCTTGAAACTGTTTAATGTCACGGATTACATGGTCATGACGCTTATTAAAGTTTTGGGCAATACTTAAGCTACTCGTTACAGCCTTCTTATTTTTCATGATTACTAGGTCATCCATTATGCTTTCACCTCTTTGATTCTACTTAGAGTAGCTAAAAGCTTCAAAAAAAATTTCCTCTTTAGGCACACCGAAGTAATCTTCAATTTTCTGCATTTGTGCCGGTCTTGGCGTGCGCTTACCTCTTTCCCATGCCCCCAAGGTTCTGTCGTTTGTGTTTAGAGCTTTAGCAAGTTCTTTTTGAGTCATAGATTTCTTGGTTCTCAATTCAGCTAATTTGTTATTCATAATATCGCCTCGCTTTTTAACTACTCACAGTAGCTTTATTGACTATTATACTAAACTACTTTAAGTAGGAATGCAACACTTTTATCTACTTTTTGTAGCTTTTTATCTTTTTGACTACTAAAAGTAGTATTATCGGTTCTGAAGAAGGAGGTTTCTTACTATATGTTTCCTCAAATACTTAAAAAAATTACGAGAAGAACGTGGGTATACGCAAGAATATGTTGGAAAATATGCCCATGTATCGTCAAAAACCGTTGGTGCCTGGGAACGTGGTACAAGGCAGCCTTCTATTGAGGCCGTGACGTCCCTTAGCGCTTTGTTTGATGTCACTACTGACTACTTGCTTGGGAACACCACTTCTAAGCATGGTAAGGCTCCTAAATGGGCAAACGATCAAGACAAAAAAGACCTCAAGCAGTTTCTGGAGGACAATGAGAATAGTTATACGTATGGGGGTGACTCTTTAACTGATGATGAACGAGAGCAAGTTAGGCATGTTCTGGAAGGAATCTTCTGGAAACACCAAAAGCACGAATAATTTGGCTATCAGAGCAATCGAAACAGTTATTGGCCGCTACCAGACCGCTGACCCGTTTCTTATTTCTCAAAAGCTTAACGTTGAAATTGATTGGGTGAATTTTGGCGTACACCCATTAGGTGAAACAACTTATTTCAAGAAACAACCTATTGTTCTTTTAAATAAACGCATTCTGTATTCACCGCAAAGGTTCTTTACCATGAGTCATGAGTTGGGGCATGTCATCATGCATGAGGGATTTGGTGGTTACCAGACTGGCAGATTGAGCTATGGTGTTTTGGAACGTCAAGCTAATGAGTTTGCAAGTGGCTTAATTGGTATGCTTTATGTAGAGGAACATGGGACAAAACCAGACACCTATGGTGAACTGGTACATGAATATGGCTCACCTGTTGATGAGTTAGATTAATTATTGGAGGGATTACATATGAGATTTAAACAAGGATTAATGTTAGCAGTAACAGCAATAGCTTTTGGGGGCTTGATATCAGTTAATACCATCACTGCTAGTGCTAGACACTATACAAGAGTACCATCCTCACTTCAAGGAACTTGGTACCACTACGGATCAGGAAAATATAGTAAACTGCACGCAACCGAGTATCATTTCAACACTTCCGGAATCCATCTATCTGGAGCAAGCTTTCCTAAATATGCTCGTGGTCACAGTCAGATGTTCGTTAGTAAAAATTCAAAGGGCTATTACAATATCGGGAAGTACGCGACTGATGAATGGCCTTATTGGAAAAAAAGTAACTCACAAGAGTAGAACTGCGTTGCGTGAACTTATTTGGCGCGGGCCTAGCGGCTATGACACATATTATTGGTATCACAGCAAATCTATTGCTCGACATCCATCACCCAATTATTTGCCACCTGAGAAAGTCTACTGGCTGGACGACTATAGTTATGCTCCTACAAATCTCAAGGAATGTGTTGGTCAAACAGTTTATACATCGGATTTAACTGACAGCGATCTTAAAGTTGATCTATTTAAAACAAAGGACGTTTTTGGCGATAATGACACCGGAATAAGTATCAAATATCCAGGGGTTGAATTGCATCTTGATAAGTTAACATCGTATATTGGTATGGGCGTTGGACAGGTTGATTATAATGGTCAAACCTACTATGTAGATGCTGATTCGGAGTCAACCGATATAGTTCCTTATAATACTATTCGTAGTTCCGGAGTGGTCCAATCTTCATGTAAACCAACTGATAAAAGCAATGTGGTGTTAAAGCATGGGCAACAGGTTCTCACAAGTGACCTGTGGGAATACATCAACCCTGAAAACGGTCAGGAGACTGATTATTCGTACTCCAACAAAAAGGACAAATGGTATGTGGATAATTTGTAATTTAGTCTAGCCCACCGATCTGGGCTCTTACTAAAGCATTGAATATTCTGCCTGGCGCCAAGCGATTGGTGCCCTAGCACTGGGTAAATTCAGGGGAAAGCAAGTGAAATATAAGAATTACTTTAACACAATATATAATTTTCTGATTGGTGGGCTAATTACATCGCTCATCATGCAGGCCATTGTCAATAAAGGGTTTTCAATGTGGTTACTATACTGGCTGATTGTATTTGTAATTTTAACTTTCTTTGCTTGCTTCATTCAGCTTATTCTTAGCCTTCTGGCTGTCAATAAAGAAAATCATAAGTTAATCCAAAACAATATTGGCATCAAAGAAGACCGAAAAAGACTCCTTGAAGACAAAAAAGATCTTATGGATCGAAACGACCGATTAGGTTTGGAGATTTCGATGTTAAAATTTATGGTTTCAACAAAAAGTATTGGAGGCAATAATGAAAATCGTAAAGATAATTGATAGCAGTCATGTTGTTATCGATGCTGGTGAAAATGATGGCATTAAACGTGGTCAACAGTTCCGAATAACTGGTAAAGAAAAATCAGATGTAACTGATCCCGACACTGGTAAATCACTTGGCGAATTGAAATACATCAAAGGTCATATTCAGGCTAACACCGTTTATGAAAAAAATGACGGTTTGTACTTCAATTCCGAAAGCGCAAAACTCCCTTGATATTCAGTCAATGTTTAGCCGCACCATACTTCCCTCGTTAAACATTGATGCAGATGAAATTACTGGCGGTGTTGATTCTAAGGATAAAGAAATTAAAGTTGGTGATGAAGTAGTCAAAGAGCTCGGCTAATGAATTCCAGAATGAATCGTCTGATCAATTAAATAGAGCGATTTGGCTTCATCTGAATAAGTCGCAATTGCTTCACTGTACGCATCTTCACTGGAAATATTAGGATTAGTAGCTTTAATGATCGTCGTTAGTAAATTGACAGCTTCCCAGTAATCTAGTGAATTCCAAAACTTGTTGACCTTGCTTTCACCATTTCCTTGGCTAGCATCGATTTTATGTTTAAACATGGCTAGTGACCTCTTTTTTTAAGCTCATTATACATCAATTTATTTTATATTAATCACACTTAATATAGATATCATCTATGATAACTGCCCAACTTGGGCTTTTATTTAACAATCCAAAAGAACATATGTACCCCTATTTATGTATTTTACTTAGCAAAATTCACATTTGAAAGGATTTGATTATTATGACAAAAGAAGCACATTGGAAGCCAATGCGCCGTCACCCCAACGTTTATGAGTATCAATTAAAGTATGGGAAAAGGTATGGTGTCCGTTTCACTTACTACGATGGTGAACATAAACGCCACGAATACAAAAAAAGTGGTTTTCAAGATTGGAAAGAAGCGGAAGTCACCCTACACAAATTTCAAAATCAGCTGGATAACGGTTTTGCGAATACGCTGAATAATCATAAAATGACGGTTAACCAGTACTACGAGAAGATCAAAAAGCGTTCGGTGGAAATTGGAAAGTGGCGGCCAGCGACTGTCGCGCAAAAAGATACCTATTTTAAAGTCCACATCAAGCCGGTTTTTGGCAATATGCCTTTGATTGACATTACTCGTGAACGTTATCAGCACTTCATTGATGAAAAAGTGAAATCTGGATTAGCTAAAACAACAATCAATACTATGAATTCAGTCATGCAAGTCATCATGAACACGGCTGACCGTAATGATGTGATTGTCAAAAATCGTTTGAAAAACATTTCTATCGAAGGCGCTAAAGAGCCTAAACCTGCCAAACTAGAACCACAGGACTATCAAAAGTTTATGGAAACGGCCCGAGATTATCTAAGTAAATACTGGTATACATTGATCTGTTTGCTGGCGCTCGGTGCCAGACGAGAAGAAGTCGTTGGTTTGCGCTATAAGTCGCTCAAATTCTTCAAACAGAATGACCAGGAGATTTGTGAGATTACTTATGATCTAGCACGCACTAAGTATGAGCAAACTGGTGGAAAATTGAAAAACTTCTCCAGTTATCGTACCAATTACGTCACTGGTGAATTTGTTAATCTTCTAAAGTTCACACTTCAATACTCCAAGAACATCTGTACACAGGTTGGCCGACAATTTGACGATGATTCGTTTTTGTTTATTCGTGAAGATAATGCCCAACCCATTCATCCAGAATATCCTAACAAGATACTCAACCAAGTCGAACGAGCGTGTGGCATCCATATCTACCCACATTTACTCCGCCACTACTTTGCCACAATGGCCCGCTCAAACAATTACTCCCCCACTGACATTATGCACTGGCTGGGACATTCATCCCTTGAGATGACAGATTCTTATACCCGCCCAACTGCGCAAGGGGCTTTGAAGCTCATTAATGAAATGAATCCCACCCTATTTGGTAATAATGAATCCAAGAATAAAAAATAGTGTGGCAGATTCTGTGGCAGATGGCCGACTTGCCACAAAAATTGCCACCTAATTGCCCACACACATCATTTTAGATCGAGCAACAGAAACAAAAAAATCGCCTTACACCGGCAGTTAATGTCGATGTAAGGCGATTGATTTCGATATAAATGTTGCTTTACTACTTAAGGGTA